GTTTTTTATTTGCTCATTCTCGTCTTCTTTTTGTTTTACAAGCCTGTTCACAAACCATTCTCTCAATTTTACAGGAAGATTGTAACTTTCTATAAAGCTCCATCCTCCATGATATTTAAGAGCGAAAAATTGTTCATAAACATTCTTCATGTATTCATCATTGAGGCCAAAAAAATTCCGTAGTCAACGGCACCTCCATTTCTTCTTCATGATCACATGAAGCGCAGATGAATGTCTGTGACATCTCTACGTCTGGAGTGCTTCTTTTGATTGCAGCACGGAGAAAACGAGCATCAGCGGCAGGCATATTCTCTATGAATTGCTTTAATTGTAGCCTATCTTCTACTCCATTAATTGAAACTACAACACGCTTAAGCTGGTCAGTAGAAACATTTTCTTGTTTTTTAGATCTTATCATTTCTTGTGTCATTTGCGATTCATCGCCAGAAGTCAATAATCTAAATTCTACCATTGCTTTTGAACGAGGCAATTTATACATAAAAGTCCCCCGATTAGTAGTCTCAAGTTGTAAATCTTCCAAATCAGATAAATCTTTGTGTTCCAAAGAAGATAAATCAAAGCTAAACTCTTACTTTTGAGAACAAGCAGGACAACTTAGCCTAACAGCATATTCTGAACCGTATCCAGAAATTCTGGAAACTATCAAAATAGCATTTTTATCACCAGATAAAAGATAATCTAATTTAACATTATTATCAACTATCAAATTTTGTAACATTCTATCTATAGCAACGCCTTTTTTCAACAAAGATTTAGAAGTCAATATATCTTCTTCTTTAGCGGTCATAAATTTTATTTCTAAAGTATCTTTGCCATGCAGTGGATGCCCTTCTGGGTAGAACTTTCCGCCAGAAGGTAGGTCAACAAATTCCGTAGGCGAAACGAATTGTAGACCAGCAGTTTGGGGAACTGTTGGCTGTTGAACCGATGCAGCACTAGTGTCTTCCATTACAGGAGGACCAAGTCTATCTTCGTTATTTCTCATATTTTTGCCTTTCTATGCATTTAATTATAACAGGATATTAATAAATGTTAACTATCACTTTTTCTTGGCATTATGTGCGCCATGTATTTTTTCCAAATCTTCTATGTTTGGACTTCTTTCATCGACTACTGAATCTGCCAATGTTTCGATTTCTCCCCATCGTTTTTCAAAAGGAAGATTGTCTCTAGATAATTCATGAATATCTTTTTTAGACATAGTAGATGAATATTCATTATTACTATACTGAAAGTAATCATAGGTTATTGTTAAGTTATACGTTGCAAGATCGTTTGTTTCATAATTTAAATCACTTTGATTAAAAGAAGAAATCCATGCACCATAAAGCGTCCACACTTCTACGGGAATTCCATTGTGATTTAACATTTGTAATTGAATGTTTGTCGTTTTAGATTTTGCTCGATTTGTATTTATGCAGGTTTGTGCGCCTTGGTTGCCACTAAAGTCGTTTCCTGCATAATTGAAATAGTAGTAGATGAAATCAGTAACAGTATTTTTTTGATCATCAATCAAAGTCATTTCCATTGGCTGATATTGTATTTGTTGCGCTACATTTATAGCATAACCAATTCCCTGAACTCTTTTAGAGTTAATGGAAAAGGATGGCTTTTTTACACTTTTAATGTATTGAGGCGGAATGTGATCTACTAGATTGTCAAATTTGAGTAGCCACCTAAAACTTCTTTTTGGCTCAAAACTTTGTTCGTTCCAAAAATATGATTTTAATTTTCCTTTTTCTTCTTCGCTACTCATAACTTAGATTATCGGCTTTCGTAAGAAGCCCAGTCATATCTAAACTCAACATCGTACATAGACAAATCTTCTGAATCGTAAGTTAACTCTGTTGGTTTAAAAGATTTTACCCAGGCATTATGTAATATAATGGTTTCAATTACGGAACCATCAGCGTCCAATTGTTCAATTTCAACGTTTTGACCTGCTGCTGCTCCATTAACCATTTGTGATTTTGGTAATGTAGCGACAGCTCTTGTATCAGAACCAGGAGGCTGAACGCTTGTGGTGTCACCAGCATCAATTACGGAATAATTTGCTTCTTTAAACATTGATGTTATAGAGTCAACAATAGTGCCGCTATTATCATCAATCAAAGTAACTGTTACAGGATCCCATTTTAAATGACCTGGGAAGTAAAAACTCTTATTAAGATATTTATGCTCTGCTTCTTCAACTGTTAAAACAGGTTTTGTAATTTTCTTGGCAAAGAAAGCAGGAACATTTGTACCGGCACCACCGGCTGCTCCAGGAGTAGCTGTAAGCAAAGATACTTTCCATCTAAATACTCTCTTTGGTTCGAATGCTGAATCATTCCAGAATGTCATTTGTTTTTTCTCCCGTAATAGTTACTTTAATCTAAATAGTCCTTTTATTTTTTTTATAGGTCGTCGAACGAAGCACCAGTATTTGTAATTACAAAGTCGATACCGATAAATTCAATGGCGTATACTGGTTTGATAAACAATTTTGCATACATCATGTTTCTATCAATTTCTTCTGGTGTTGTTGTGGTAGCATCGAGTACTACGCGGTAATCGCTGATACCAAATCCGGTTTTGACTTCTTCCAACAATCTTGTTGTTGGAACTGAGAAGCGCTTCCAGGTTTGTTCTACATTTGGTTCGAAAAGAAGACCAGAAGCAATGCGGCTGATTTCTTTTTTCAAGAAGATTACCAATCTTCTAACGTTGATTCTATCAAGAGCAGAAGGAACTGCCTGTAGAGTTTTTTGTCCAAAAATCACAAGACCTTCATTTGGGAAAGAGGCGATTGGATTAACACTTCTTTCATATAGAGAGTCTCTATTTTTAGCAGTAAGCTTATCTCGTACATTTAGGATACTGAGGCCAGAGGAACCTAACGATAGGCCACCTCTATTGAAGCCTGCTGGAGCAAACCAAACTTCACTATCTTCTTGACTTGAAGCCATTGTACCAAATGCTACAACAGATGGTGGAATCCAAAGTTTGTTTCCTGTATTATCATCTTGCATTTGAACCCAAGGATAGTATGCGCAAGCATAGCTTGTATTAAATCCTCTATCTTTGACTTTTTGAATAGTTTGGCTTACGCTACCAATGCGACTATCTTCACTTTGTTTACCTTCGGTATCTGGTACATACCCGCCTTCTAGATCTATGATGGCCATAGAATCAGCTCTATTTTCACAAACACGAATCATGTAATTTGTCAATCCAGGATTTGTAACGCCAGGAACAACAAGAAGGTTCATATCTAAAACTTCAGGATCTTTTACAGAGTCGATAGCTCTTTTAACAGAATTGTAAGCATAATTTTCTTTTTCTGTGCCGTCGTCTAGTTTTGTGTTTCTAAATGGTTCTCTTTCTTTTAGATCGAGACCATCGAATCCACCAAACAATGGCATTGTAAACTTATTATATTCATTTTCAAGTAAATCACTCAAAGAACCAGATGCTGTCCATGAATCTCCTGCTACTCTTGAACCAGGAATCCATTTCGCGCCTACTTTAGCATCTTTCTGAACATCGTCAAGTGAAAACACAAAACTATATTCAGTTCCTTCAGACGCTTCATGACTATCAAAATCTTTTGGTTTAGCTCTTAGCAAATCTTTTAATGACTCATCGAGAGGTTGCTCTACTTTCATACCAAAATAAGCTAAAGTTGGATCTGATGAATCAACAGCTGATGCTGATACTCTAAGTGGCAAACTTGGGAATTGAATTTTTACCTCATAAGTGGAGCCTAATTGAGTGTGGATACCATCAACAGAACTGCTTCTTTCTGCTATACTGTCTGAACCGGTTACTATGCAGCTATCTGAAATATCGAGTGAACCAGAGTTGCCAGAAAGTGTAAAGGATTTAAAACTTGTTGGACCAAAGAATCCAAAAGGCAATGCTGCTGAATCTACGCCACCTCTTTCAACTGTTGGATGCATTTCAACACGAATAATTTTTGAATTATTGGAAAAAGAACCAAGTTCAATAAATCTTTCTTCCCCAGAGTCTGGGTCCTGTCTCCAAACGATTCTTCTATCACCAATTCTGGCTGCGATGTAATCAGGAGAGGATGGATCGAGATTTAGATTAGAAAACACCTCAACAAATTCAGGAGAAGTATCTTTGTCATCTATATGTCTAATTCCAACAGAAAACGAACCATACTTTTGATAACTGTTCAATGGAGGCTTGATATCAAAAATTGAAATTTTGTAATTATTTTGCTCGTAATCTCCACCTAAACCTTCACCAGCTACAAAGCGGAAAAGTTTTGGCATCGACTCAGGATCAAAATTTGCATTGTCAGCACTTAAATGTTGAGAGATTACCCAACCAGTTTTTGCTGCTCTTGCGTCTTGTTTGAAATCTGCCAATTCTTTATTTGCACCGACTCTTAATGGAGCTATAAAAGCGCAAACTTCTTCGGCAGAAGAATTAAGCTTGATACCAATATCTTCTAAAGAATTTTCGAAAGTTTCTCCAAGCCAATATGTTTCCAATGATCCACTAGAACCACCAGGAGTCACTTCGTTGTTTGTCAATGTTGGATTGGTATTAAATACCTTTCTTATAAACGAATCACTATCTTTAGTGAAGTTAAAAACAAAATTCTTTTTGCTTGTTCCAGAACCATCTTTTATTAAAACTTTAAAAGTCAAACTGTCATCACATTTAACAAAAACACCAGAACCGCTTGTAAAGCTGTGAAGTTCGTCACCAACAGTAGCTCCGCTTGGTGTTGTACCCACAAGCTGAATTGAGCCTTCATCAAGATAAAAAATACTTGCTAAAGAACCAGTTGAGCCAGAAGCAGTTGGGGCCAAGAACAAACCAAATGCTCCTCCATTATTAACTGAAGCACTGCTTTGAAGATCGAGAGTATCAGTTTTCCAACCTGCTTCACCACCAGTTTGTTTATCTAGAGATTGAACACCAGCTAAACGTAAGAATGTTAAAGGAGTAGAACTTTCTAACCATGCTTTTGCTGCATAAGCACCATAAGTTGGACCAGTATCGTTTCCATTTCTCCAAATATCTCTATTGCTGACACCTGGACTTGGTTCACCGAATTTTTGAACAAAATCTTCGTAACTATCGACAGTTACAGGAACCATAGCAGGACCTTTTACACTTCGTCCTATTACAACAGGACCAATAGCCCCAGGTAGTGCTGGTAGGATTGATTTATCGATTTCTTTTATTTGTACACCTGGTGAAACGAAACGAAATTTCTTTGCTGGCATTTTATATGTTCTCCTTGGTTCTTCTTTTTACTATATTTGTATAGTTTGCTTTAAATAAATAGTACGCTGATTTCTTAAAATCATTTACCAAATCTTATTTTTATCGCTTTCTTCGCCTAAAATCACATATTCTCGCGGAATTTTAACCTCAACGATATTTTCTCTTACAGAAACCTTTAGTTTTTCATCATTTTTTCCTTTTCCAACTAAATGAAACAAGACTTTTATTATAATTTAAATATTAAAAAGTCTTTCATTTTCTTATAAATCGG